TATTATGCAGCTAACTAAGGTTGGTGGAAATGCTGAAGATTTTGTATCTTATATTGGTGGTAAGTTAAGTAAGTATAAATCTACTGAATCTTTAGCTGTTGAGCTAAATAGTATGGCTAAGCGTATTAAACAAATAAAGAATGATGATGATGTAGTTAACTACATGATTCAATTTACTACTAGTCCTACATCTGAAGCTGTTAGATTAGGTGCTTTTGCTACTGATTTGGGTGATATTTTGGCTAAAGAAACCTTATATAGGTATTCTGTAGAAAAGGAAGGAATGAGTGAAGAGGCTGCTACTATTAGAGTACTAGAATCTTTTCCTGACTATAAAGAAAATATGCCATTAGCTATAAAGCAGTTAAGTGATATGGGTATATTAATGTTTCCTTCTTTTTGGTTAAGAATTCAGAAGGTAATATATCGTATGGCTAGGGATAAACCTGTTAGTATAGGTACTGAACTTATGATAGAAGACCTATTAGGTGTTAATTTTGAAAGTATTATAAATTCTAATATTGTTAATAAATTTAATTCCTTTGGTGGGATTATTAAGTCTCCTGATGAAAGTATAGGGTTAAACAGTATTGTTAACCCTATTTTCACTTAATTCCAAGTATCAAATATCTCTTCTCTATTAAAGAACAGATAAGATAAGCCTCCTACTACTCCACATATTACTAAAAATAAAAGTAAGTATGCGAAGTAGAAAGAGGCTATTAGTATTGCTCCTACTATAACTATGGTTAGTACAGTTTTAATAAGAGCAGCTAACCAACGAAACACTTACTTTTTGCCAAATGAGCGTTTCTTACCGAAATCAGCTTTAGGCTTTGAAGCACCAGATGCAGAATCACCAGCAGTACCTTCAGGACGTTTAGCATCAATCCATTCCTGTATTTCTTCTTTAGTCACATCATTGTATGTGATGTTATTAAAGTACTTTTCACTTTTAGCGTAACCTTCACCGAAACCAGAATCATTTACAATTTCTTCTGCAGTAGCTTTATCTTCTGCACGGAAGAAACCTTTAATGATCTTCTTTTCTTTGAAACTACCGTTATACTTACTATACTCAATTTGAACTTGCATAAGCACATCAATATCAGCTAAGTCTTCTAACACAGCAACATCTTTAGATGCTTCTTTTGGTCCAATAGGTAAAGTAGCTTCAATAGGACCAGATACGTCTTTCAATTCAGCAATGATTACAAATTGATTAAATACTTTCGTACCAATTTCATTTGTTACTTCGTTACCGTCAGAATCATTATTGTTAGTAATACGTAAATTACCATACATAACTTGCTTCTTATCTTTATGATTAATATAAAAATCTACAGTAGTAGAACCTTTTGCCGAAATATTAACAAATGGAGCTATCACGTTTACAGGATAAATACCTGATTGAGTAATATAGTTTCCACCACCTTGTTTAAGATCTTCAGCTTTCTTCTTTGCTTTAAAAAAATTTGACATATTTACCTCTTTGATTTGTAGGGTGTCAACCCTGTTAAAAATTCAGTACTAGTCTTTCCTAGAAGTCATCTCAAAATGAGAAATTTGTTACTAAGATACGTCCTGGATTACAAAATTAATCTAATGACCACTCTTCAACTTCAGTTTGTTTATTGTTAAGAAGTTCAATGTGCTCTTGAAGATTAAAACCTTCTTCTGGAACATTATCAGGTAAATCAGGAATTGTAGTTCTTGATGCTAACTTAGAGTTGCGATAATGAATTACACGTTTTTTACCTTTAAGCTCCATAAATATAGCTTCATCAACTTCAGACAATAAACCACCTTTTTTACCATAGCTTCCACCAGCATTAACTAATGAATACCCAACAGTATCTTCGTTGTATATTGCATGAGAGACTAAAACTATATTAAATACAGGAGCTAGTTCACGTTCAATAAAATCAACTAATAGTTTAATTTCTTTGTTAACTTCACCATAAGGAAAAGACTTAACTCTTTCTAATACATTGCCTTCAATATCTAATAAAATTTTAGACATACTATCAATAGCAATAGTTTTAGGTAATTCATTAAACTTATCTTCATAAGCACCAATTTTGGCAGTTATAGTATCAATAAGCTCTTCAGCAGTAACAAAATCACCTACATTTACATGAGGTTGAGGAAATGGGTATTTTTTACCATCTCTTGCAATAACCAATACATCAGTAAGTGTTTGTAATAAAGTAGTTTTACCTATATTAGGAAGAGCAGAAACTAAGAGTTTACAGTTACTCATAACACCACCTCTTCTCTATCATCAAATATAACTACATCACTTACGTTACTTATACCTGTATTTTGGCCTGTACTCCCCATACTTTTTTCTTTCATAATAATTACCTATTAGTTGTTGTTTACTTAATTAAGGTAGGCTTCGCACCTACTCGGACATCAATTTTATCCCACCCGAAACTTACTTGACGCTATATATAATAGGTCTATATAATTCATTAAGGGACTTCTGCGTGTCTGCTGTCGTATTATTTTAATTACTATTAAATTTTGAGTCTTTGATCATGAAATATTACATGTCTCAACTCAGGATGTTTCTCTGCAGCTTCTACAGATTCCACACATAGATCTAGTGTTGACTTGATAAAGTCTAGGTCTTCACTAGTTATAGTTTCAGTAAGAACTGTTACTTCTGGTGGATAAGATTTAAGACGTTTACCTGTCTTTTCACTAATTTCACCATCAATATTTCTATTGATATAAACAAGTCTTACTCTGGTAACTGTATACCCTATACTTGATAGAACGTATGCATAAACAAGCAACTGATATTTATAGTGCATTGGTATTGATCTTGGTTTTGATTTAGAACTATAAGTTTTATAATCAACTATCATACAATCATGCATTTCACCTTCAATTGCATCTAGACTTCCACCAACATAATAGCCATCAACAAGATTAGATAACATAAAAGGTTCAACTCCTAAATACTGATCTTTATGATGTATAACATAGTCATTTACTAAACGTTCAGCCATTTGTTTATAGTTATCATCAACTATAATAGGATCATAATCATCATTCGTTTGAAATGACATTATATATTCATCTATATGAGAAGTATTTACCTGTTCACCTTTAGCTGCCATTTCTGCACAGTAATGAACAACAGTTCCTAAGACACTAGATGTACTATATGTAAATCCCTCTTCTTTAAGAATTTGCTCTCTGAACCATTGATATGGTTTATCAATGAAGGTACTAAATTTACTTGGACTGATTTTAAATTTACAGTCACTAGGTAAATTATCTGAACCATCATCATACTCTAGTGGATTACTCATTATTAACCACCACCCTAACAAAAGGTATTCCTTTTGTTATCTTTCTCCAGGTTTTAGTTATACCACCTGGATCAGCAATTTCAGCATATTGTGGATTTTTACCGCGATATGTATCTTTGCCCATTTTTATAGTGTCACCACTCTTAATAGAATGTTGCACTGCTGCATTACTCATACATTTTCTCCATTACTTTTTCAATGTCCTCAATTGAGGCATTATTTTTTACTTTATGAAGGTCAGCCCAGTTTTTACCGATTTCACCTTCCGCTTCATTGTGAACTATTTCATCTTCAAGATATTGAACACACATCAATTTAATAAGTGTGTCATTAACCCACTTAATAGTTTCAGTATCTTCTTTTACAAGCACATAAATACTATCGTAAATAGTAGATATAACTTTTACATCTTCGGATAAACCAGCTTCGTCAATTAGGTGGTTGAATTCATTAATGGCAATAAGAGTTAAGATACTCCAAAACTGGACAGTAGCATTATTCAATGTACGAATATTAGATTCTGCATTATCAGAATAAAGTCTGCATCCCAAACCAAGGTGTATATAACCATTTTCTTGTGTAAATGGAAGCACATATACATTAGTATATTCAGCTATTCCAGGGTATAAATTGTTATGGTAGTTATCGAATATTTCTTGGGTAATAACACCGCCTTTATCTTCATCTGGAAATCCACCATATGCTAGTTTAAAGGTAGGAGCCTTAGATCTAAATCTAATGGCATCTAATATTTTATTACCTTCGTCAACTTTCCTCTTGAATTCTTTAACGTATGAAACATTATCAGTATTAGGACCCATCTCTTTTTCAATTTCATCTACGAAATATCCACATGCATTCAAGGAATGACCATCTAAACCATCTGTAAAAATACTTAATTTATTTTTATCACCACTTAAATTAGCTATACCTCTGTCTTCTAGTGCAGCTAGATCAGCTGTGTAAACTATGAACCCTTCTGGGGCCACAAAGCACTTCTTAAGAGGTTTTGCATATATAGAACCACTACTAGGCATATTAAGTAAGTTAGGGCTGTTAGAAGTGTTTCTAAAGCTCTTAGCACCAAATAATTTGATATTGCCATACAGAATTTCATCTATAGTGTAGCTATCAAATGCAGCAAGAAAATTATTCTTTATAATTCCACTAAAAGAATGGTCAATAAATGCTTGTAGTACATTTTTTAAATCAAGTAGCTCGTCTCTTGACATACTAATACCAATATCCATCAGATAGCTCCTGTTAGTATGTGTTGAAGATTATTATCTTTTATATATGAATCTCTGGCAATAGCTGCTAGTTTTTGAGTTTTAAACCCTGTTTTGTAAATCCTTTTACCTTTTACTCTTATCCTATAACCATACTGCTCTGTTGGTGTATCAACC